ACATTAAGACCAAGCCAACAATCAGTATATGATGAGATTGGAGATGGCGGCATTATTAACGCTTGGGTAAGTTGGGGTAAGACATTTACAGGTCTTGCAATAGCTGAGAAACTAGGTCAGAAAACCTTAGTGATAACCCATACTTTAGCTCTAAGGAAACAATGGGAAGATGAAGTAAAGAAAGTTTTTAATATCACACCTGGAATCATAGGTAGTGGTAAATTTGAATTAGACAGTCCAGTCGTTATAGGGAATATACAAAGTTTGTATAGAAAGATTCCAGAGATACGACAAGAATTTGGCACTCTTATACTAGATGAAATGCATCACTGTAGCGCACCTACCTTTTCTAGAATTATAGATAAGAATTGTGCTAGACATAAGATAGGCTTAACTGGAACATTACAAAGAAAAGATGGTAGACATGTAGTCTTTCGTGATTACTTTGGAGATAATGTTTTAAAACCACCAAAGGAAAATTTTATGATGCCTAAAGTTCATATCCTACCAATAGATATACGCTTTATGGACGGAAATAGTATCCCTTGGGCAAATAGAATAAATGAGTTAGCATACAACCCAGAATACCAACATTCTGTGGCAATGGCCGCGTCATCGTACGCAGCCAAAGGTCATAAAGTGTTAGTGGTATCTGATAGAGTAGACTTTCTCAGAAACTGCGCAGAACTCACTGGTGATAACGCAGTTTGTGTGACTGGAAAAATCCATCACGAAGATAGAGCAGATATAATTAATCAGATTTTTGAGGACAAAGATGTTCTGTATGGAACACAGTCTATATTCTCAGAGGGTATTTCTTTAAATATTCTAAGCTGTTTAATACTTGCTACACCAGTAAATAACGAGCCGTTACTTACACAGCTCATTGGTAGAATAATTAGGGATTATGAAGGAAAACAACAACCCGTAGTAGTAGATATAAATTTAATTGGAAAGACTGCAAAGAGGCAGGCTAGTTTACGTATGGGGTACTATCTCAAACAAGGATATGAGATATCAACCCTGTAAGCACCTCCGAAAAATACTACTTGACACGAGTTTCAAAATTTGTTATAATATATGATAAAATATAATTGGGAAAAGATAAATAGTGAGACCAAAGGAGATTCAACTTCAATACTCACTATAGTTCATTTATTAACTTATAAAAGAATCCCTGCTAGTAGAAAAGATAAGACCTATAAATATTTTGGGAAGTCTTTTGTCGGTGATAGTTTTTTACTAAATCCTCGGCAGTTACTTGCAGAACGAAGAAATTATAGTAATAAAGAAGCTGCAGAATATATTGCAGTAGCTTCATACCGAAATTATTTTAATTACAAACAAACAGGGCAAACAACACTAGAGTTGATACATTTGCCTGTAAGTGAAAACATAGTAAATCGCAACAGATTGCTTCGGATAGAGAATGGTCTAGTACACTTTCTATTTGAAGATAACGCTAAATGGAGAACATAAATGGCATTAAAATTTAATCAAGCACAGGGGAGTGCAAAAAAATCCTCAATCGACCAGTATACTTACAAAGAAGGAGACAATGTCTTTAGATTAGTAGGGGATATACTACCAAGATATGTTTATTGGATTAAAGGAGAAAACGGTAAAAACATTCCTATGGAGTGTTTAGCTTTCGACAGAAATACAGAAACTTTCAATAATAAGGAAACTGACCATGTAAGGTCTTTCTTTCCTGATTTAAAATGTGGTTGGGCATACGCTATTCAAGCTATAGACCCAGCTGATGGCAATGTAAAAGTTGTTAATCTTAAAAAGAAACTCATGGAACAAATTATGGTTGCCGCAGAAGATTTAGGCGATCCTACTGACCCTGAAACAGGGTGGGACGTTTACTTCCAAAGAGTTAAGACTGGACCTATGGCATTTAATGTAGAGTACAGACTACAAGCACTAAAGTGCAAACCAAGACCTTTAACAGAAGCAGAACAAGAAGCAATTGCAGAGCTTCGTTCAATGGACGATGTTCTAGCAAGACCTACACCTGACGCACAGTTAGAGCTTTTACAAAGAGTAACACAACCAGAAGGTTCAGAAGCACCTTCAGATGTTGACTCAGAATTCAGCATTAGTTAGGAGAAACTTATGGATTTTACAATAGGAGACCGATTCCCAGAATTTACAACAGTAGCTGTTGATATTGATAATATATTTATTGATATTGATGTGCTTCAAGAAAATATGTGGACAGTACTTTATTTTTATCCAAAAGACTTTACATTCATTTGCCCAACAGAAATAGCCGATATGGATAAACTGCTGGGCGATGCTGATGTATTAGGATTTAGTCCTGATAATGAGTATTGTAAGTTAGCTTGGAAAGAAAGTAATGATATTATAAGAAATATCCAACACCCTTTGTGTTGCGATGCTGGTAGCGAACTTGCTAAAGAATTAGGAGTTTATAATCATAAAGAAGGAGTTCCTTATAGAGCTACTTTTATTATAGACCCTGACCATGAAATACAACATTATTCAGTAAATGCACTTGATACAGGTAGAAACGCTGAAGAAATACTAAGAACACTACAGGCTTTAAAAGCTGGTGGACTTACAGGTTGCGCATGGCAGCCAGGAGATGACTTCGTAGGATGAAGAGCTATATAATATTTACAACAACAGCTCTAATTGCTACTATAGCGGTAGCTTATACAAATCTCGAATATAGAGGAGTTCCAAACAATACAAGTTGTATTGGTCAATGTTATGTTGATTATATAGAACTGAATGGTACTGCTTATGAAATAGAGAGAAGAAAACAAGCACTCGCTGCTACAGATGAGTTCAGCGATATTAGAAGTCTATGGGCGGGTTGTGCAGCATGTCATGGAGCAGAAGGTCAAGGTATGGCAGTCTTTCCAAAACTTGCAGGACAATCTTCTGATTATATTGTAGGTAGATTAACTTCTTACAAAAATAGAGAAACTATTGGAGCTATGTCTTCCACTATGTGGGGACAAGCAGCTATGTTATCAGACCAAGAAATAACAACTATTGGCAAGTTTATAGAAGGAGGCATGCCTAAGTGATATTATTTACAGCAGATTGGCACATAAAACTTGGTCAAAAAAATGTACCTATGGCATGGGCTTGTAGTAGATACAAGTTATTTTTTGAAATTCTACATCAACTTGAAGAAAATGTAGACTTGCATATTATAGGTGGAGATTTATTTGACCGTGTTCCTTCAATGGACGAAATAACTTTGTACTTTGATTTTATCAAAGATGTAGATATTCCAACCATTATTTTTGATGGTAACCATGAAGCAACAAAAAAGCACAAAACATTCTTTAGTAACCTAAAGAGAGCAACCTCTGATATAAACCCTTTAGTTGAAATTGTAGATACAACCACAGAATATTCGTGGGGAACTATACTACCTTATGTAGACTTACATAAAAAAGGTGGAATAGAAAAGTGTAATTTTGACAAACCTTTGTTTACTCATGTAAGGGGTGAAATACCTCCCCATGTTACACCAGAGGTTGACTTGGATAGATTCGATAACTTTCCTATAGTATACGCGGGTGACCTACATAGCCACTCCAATACGCAGAGAAATATTGTATATCCAGGCAGTCCTATGACTACATCTTTTCACAGAGATGTAGTTAAAACAGGATATCTTCTCATTGACGATGAAGGAATGTATGGAGATTGGAGCTGGCATGAATTTGATTTACCACAACTACTAAGAAAAACAGTAGAAAGTGAAAATGAAATGATTGGCACAGACTTTCACCATACTATCTATGAAATAGAAGGTGATGTAGCTGACTTAGCAAATATCAAGAACTCTGAGTTACTTGATAAAAAAGTTGTAAAACGAAGTACTGAAGCTACACTTAACCTTAAAGAAATGTCAATGGAAGAAGAACTAGTAGAGTACCTAAGTGCGATACTAAATTTAACTGACGATAAAATTAAATCAATTATGGGAGTATTTAATGATTATTCTAAAAAAGCTACGCTGGGATAACTGTTTCAGCTATGGGCAAAATAATACTCTTGACCTTAATGACAGCAACCTCACCC